CGATATTATCCGGATTCAACCATGCAGGAAAAAATTCGCCGGAGGAATCAAAATCTCCACCGAATTTCTTTATGGTCACGGCATCCTTGTAGAAAAATGGAGATTTTGTCTTGGATGCCTCCATCTGTATCTTCAACTCCTCAAGTCTCCTTGAGCTCTGCTCCTTTCCTATCTGGTCGGGAGATGCAGGCGTCCAGTTATTTGCGAACAAAAGGAATTTCAGGGAACTAGATCCCAAAACCAACGGAAACGATGCCTCCAAAGTCCATCCTGTTGCGGAATTAACTATACCATTCTCCACAAATACATACATTCCGGGCATTATGTTCTTTGGCGAATCGGCGTCCAAAGACCTACTCCAGGAATCCTCGGAAACAACATAGATGCCATTTTCTGATTCGTTGACTTGGCTCTTAACGAGAACTCTATCTCCTTCCGACAACTCTATCCCATCCACGGTCTGTAGCCCAGAAAGGATCAACGAAGAAGTAGAAGCGGCCTTGACAACCCCCTTAGACTTGATGCACGCCGAAAGTTTGGCATCTCTATACTCAGCCTCAAGATCAGGGTTGAAAAATTCTACCTGATATTCCGAAGCGTTCGGATCTGTGAACTCTCTGGCTATGAAGTAGATCTTGACATCAACTATCTGGTACGGATCCGTTGGACACCCTGATCCATCATGAGTCTCAATTAGAAATCTGATCTCGTCCCCAGAAATAAGTTCGTCCAGCCCAGCAGTTTTTATTTGCATGTCTTCCTCATTCGTACATGAACGAAATGTCCACCCCGCCAGGCCTTATTATTTGGTTGTATTTGGGAAACACCGCGTCGCCCGAACCATCATTAGTTGTGAATAAAACATCAAATCCCTCAATCTGTCTTATAGATTATAGCACCTTAACCAAATCATTCTCCCTAAGATCCATTCCGTAATCCCAATCGCTGAGTCTGAAGAATTCTGAGATCCTCATCTCCAGATTGGAACGAATTTCTTGCTCAAATTTTTTGTTGATCTTGGAAACCTTCACCTCAACCGACACATCAACCTCTAATATCTCGCCATTCTTTACGCATAGGTGATCGGTTATCATCTTCTTTTCCTCAAACATATCCATCAACTCCGCCTTCAGATGATCATTGGCCTCAATAAGACCGTCATATCCCTCCCGGGCCAGAATATAAAGATCCACTACGTTGCCGGCACATCCGTGATTTCTTAGTGCGCACGTTGATTTGCCTATCTGTCCGTTGTATGGCGTGGCGAAGTTGTCAGCTAGAGTCTTGTAGTCCAAACCGGTTACGGCCCGATCCTGGGTGCGTAAGTACCCTGGAAGTTTGCGTCTTATGTCCTCTATAGTGTCCCCGTCGTAGCCGTTTTCTCCCCTTGTATAGTTCCTGAAGGTGATTGGGACCGGATCACCCGTAACACCAAGTCTAGCCATCGCTTGATATTGGGCGAATCCCGTCACTATGTTCCCTATGGTTCCTCCGCCTTCCCTCGCCTTTATTCTTATGGTGCTTCCAAGCGGAGGACTTAGTCCGGCCCTATTGTTGCCGAACATAACATATGCCCTGTATTCTGAATCAAACTCCACCCTATACTCCTTCCTAGGTTGCGAGTCTGTAAAGTAGTCCACCCTTTCCCAAAGGTCTCCATCCACGGTGACGCTTATAGATTCATGAACGACGGAAGTCCTCGTCGTGGATATCGCTTGAAGGTTCTGACCGGTGCCCACGAATTCATCTATGAATGTCACACCTTCAAGCCCCACTATTGATGAGTTGGTAGATGAACCTGCGGGTACCAATATGTCCTGATCAAATATTGGATTGTTCTTTGAATCCGCGGGATACAGCTCTATGGTTATGGGTCCCTGATCCGAAACTATCTGGACGCTAACAGGCGAGCTTATCGTTATGTCCTGCGAATACAGGCTGCTTATTGAAGCCGTCCACAGCGACCTAGAGGGGATCGGCGGCGTGGGCTTGAATCCAACCAACTGGCACAGCCTGAACGCGTTGTCTGTCTCGGTGACCGTGTCTATGAACAACTCGTTCACCATCTGGTCTATCTTGAACGACAGCATGTCTGCTATGAACGCCCAATTCTCTATGAGCATTACGGCCACAGAGCCTTCCACAAAGTCGTTGAAGGAGTTCGGCAGGACGGTTCCGGTAGAGCCGAATCTGTCTCGTATGAACTGTATAAGCCTAGTCTTCAAGGACCAGAAGTCCTGATTCGTGTAATTCAGGCTGGAGACCTTGTCGTTACTTATGGTTTTTGATTGGGCGAATGGAGTCACCTCAAAAGGACAATTATCCGGCATTTTTTACGCTCCCAGCGGAACCTCTAGTTTGAGTTCCTGTATCTGTTGTATATTATTGAAGTCTGTGAAGGATATTCTTACCAAAAGGACATGTCCCGTATCTGTACCGCTTTCGTAAGGACTTCCCGAATCCCTTATTTCCTGGGCTGAGTTCGTCACCTGTATGTCCGTGACCCTTATTCTCGGCTCCCAGTCCCTTATGGACTGTATTATTGCCTCCCTGACCGAGTTAGCCAGAGAAGGATCATTTGGCTCAAATACGAACCTTTTGAGGGGTGTTCCGAAGTTAGGCAACATCACCCGCTCCCCTGGTTCGGTCAAAAGTAGCGTCAAAAGGTCAGACTTGATCTGATTTATGCCCGTCTGGGTCCTTAACATCCCCAAAGGATGTTTCACTATAGGATAAGGCATTCCCGAAAATTCCATGTTTTACCCCTCATTCCCTATAAAGGGTGCGGGACAGTTTATTCCCTTCTTCTTGCTAAGAAGAGATTGTATCGGAATAGTCGTTGATTCTTGCGAAGCAGATGCGAAAACCCTATCGCTCGCCACCAACCTTGCCGTTTTAGCAGCCGGATCGCCAAGCAATACGGCCACTGGCCCGACGCAAGGACCACATTCAAGACTGTCGGAGTCCGGAGGCGGTGGACAGTCCTTTCCGGCCATCAGGAGGATTATCTTTTCGGCAACAAATGCGTGTATTTCGGCTACGTTAAAATAAAAGTTGCAAGACCACTGTACCGAGTGCTTGGAGACGGCGAGGAACCAATTTTTGGGTCCTAGACACCCCCCTTTGCAGAAGTCCTTGTTGTCCAATTTCAATTGGGCCAATTGTTCCGAGGCCCTCTCCACGGTCTCATTATCCCCCCTCTGCTGTGCTGCCGCTATTTGGGCCTCTAGGGTCGCAAACTGGGCACTAAAGTCCTGGCCGTTATTCGGCGTCCTCTGGCCAGCACCAACCACAGTCACATGATCTCCCTCCGTAACACAGACGTAATCTCCCGCTGCTCTTACGAAGATCAATCCACAAGAATCGCTTGCCTGCATCCTGATTATGTGATCTCCGCAACATGCATCCTTTTGAGGAACGCGCAACTGAAGATATTGCTTTTGGGTATCTTCCTGATCATTTTCATCGGCCATCATCACCTCAAGACCATAACCTGTCTTTATCTTCACGAAGGCGTTTGTGGCCTTGCTGACAGGTACCCCTCCCTCTTTCCTTTCGGGAACATCCTGATCGTTGTTTTCGTCTATCATCTGGATCAGGTGTCCGCTGGTACTCTGTAACTCTATCCCTCTCCTAGGACCAGCCCTCTTCGTATTTCCTTTCGTATCATCATTTAATTCTATCCTGTTCCCGGTGGCAGTCAGTATCCTTATGAAATTCTCGGCTCCCCTAGTCTTTGGCTGGTCGTCAGGCTCGCAGTCACTCATCATTATCTGGTGGCCGTGAGCCGACTTCCATACAGTCTTGCCCTTGTAGACCTCGTCGCACCCATAATCAAACTTTCCTAGGCCCTTTTCCCACTCGTTTGATCCCTTGGGTTGATTTACCGCGTCATCCATCCAAAATGTGTGGCCGCTCAATGAGGTGAGCTGTATGCCAGCCTGGGGCAAGGTTGTCTTGTCTACCTTATTGTTCTGTGGGTTGCCGGGTCCGGTGTAAGGCCTACACTCGCTCCTGTGTTTGAAATATGGGTTAGCACATTGATTCTTGGAACTCCCACCCTCGGAAGCCGGAGCCTCGCCACCTCCCCCTATCATCATTATCTTTGGAGGCACAGGCTTGGAGTCGCCAAAAGAACTGGTTGGGCATTCATTTGGTTTCTCTATTGGTTCGTCCCCGTTGTTGCACTTGCTGAAATCCTCTTTTGAATCGCAACCGCAATCCGGATTGACCCACTGAGGTGCCGGATGCACCCTGTCATCCTTGAATATGAGGTGGTTTCCCTGTGCCGACTTTATCTCAAGCCTCTGCCACCTCATATTGCACTTGTAGTTGCCGTCAACCATCTTGATCATGTGCTTTTGGGGCGTCTTCCATCCGTAGATGTTCGGATAGGTTATTTTGTTCTTAGCCTCGGGATCGTTTTCAAAGTCATGTATTGAATCTATGTCGTATCCGTTGTAGTTCTCCGTGTTCCAAGGAGGGAAAACCTGCTCCTCATCACGCACTCTGTCAGCAGATGATCCT